GTACAATCCTGATGAGGTCCGGGCCCTTGCTGCCTACCTAGTCGGCGTTCTCTCCGAAGAGAGCGCAGATCTTGGTGACACTTTGGTTACCGGCGTCCTCTGAGACCTTTCGGTCTCGCATTGCGCATCTTTATGACGTTGATCTTTTGGACTTGTGTCCTATCGATCTCCGCCAGTATGATGTGTGATGAGGGTTTCTGCTTCGTTCTGAAGTAGATTCGTACGTAGAGGCCTTTGTCGGCCTCCTGCGTCCTATAAGGAACATTGCTTTATGGCATCCAGACCTGAAGTACTGCTTTCATGCTTGAGATCCGATCTTGCGTTGATGGGTTTCGATCCAGATAGGATCGACGCCTACAACGGACCGTCCATTCAGCAGGCAGCCGCCAGTAGCATCCGTAACTCGTTCCTCAAGAAATTGAAGACGGGTATGACGGCGACTACTAGAACAGTTGCTCTGAATAAATTCCTCACAGTTAATAATGGCTGTGGGGAGTGGACACTGCCCTCATCTTTAGATGAGAAGACCAGTGTCATCCTTGGCACCCTGAGAAAGTGCTTAGATGACTTCTGGCACGAAGGAGGCTACGCGTTAGTCGATCACCCTCATGATATGCTCGATAGAGCCTCTGTCGGACCGGGTGCGAATCGATTGGCGCGTGGCGGTAGCTTCTATTCGAAGCTCTTTGCCTCGCCCCTTTCGTGCAGTCGCATCGGTCTGAGTACGTGGTACCTGAACTACATCAAACGATTCCCACGATGGCAAGCTGCGGAAGACTTCCGCCGATCCCATTTTGGAGAACCTAAGGTGGTTCCAAGCAATCGTCTCAGCTTCGTTCCTAAGAACGATAAGGAGTCACGAACTATATGTACCGAACCAACTCTGAATACAATGTTTCAGCTTGGTTTCGGACGTATACTTGAAGCGCGATTGTTGAGGCTATTTGGCATTAGCCTACAAGATCAGCAATTCAAGAACCGTGCCCTTGCCCGACTCGGCTCGCTGACGGATGGTTTGTCAACTATTGACTTATCATCAGCCAGTGATAGCATATCCGTCGCCATGTTGAAGGAGTTCCTCCCTGCATCCTTTTACAGGATGTTGGAGTTCTCCAGATGCGCAACGACCGAGATTGACGGTGTCGGGACGGTGAAACTTAATATGGTCTCTACAATGGGTAATGGTTTTACATTCCCATAGCAAACCGTGTTATTTAGCGCCGTCGTCGCGTCTTGCCTCTCCGTCGCGGGAATACCGTGGCGTCGCCTGCCTTCTCACGAATACCAGTTTGGTATACGTGTGAAGAACAGGAAGGGGGCAAGTTCTGACGAACTCTGGGGTGTCTTCGGCGATGACATCATTTGTCCTCAGTCTGTGACTGAGGATGTCATCTCTACCTTAGGCATCCTAGGCTTCTCAACTAATCGCGATAAGACCTTTACAAAAGGTCCGTTCCGCGAGTCTTGTGGACATGACTTCTATGAAGGAGCCATGATCCGTGGTGTCTATGTTAAAAGTCTAGACACTCAACAAGACTGCGCCGCTGTTCTGAATCAACTTACAAGGTTCTGTTCTAGAACCCTACTCGACCTTCGCCAGACCATACGACAAATCAGGGATTGGTATCCCCGTATGCCTATGGTTCCGCGATACGTCGACATGTCAGCGGGCTTCCACGTTCCACTAGAAATGGCATTACGTAATGGTTATGCGCGTGCGGATAAAAAGAATAACTGGTATCGTTACCGGTTATTCGTTCCGAAGGCGCGTACCTACCGTTTTACCTCTGATGGATCGTGTCGAGCTCCGTTTGGCAGTAAGTCTCTCATCTATAACCCTGACGGGTTAATGGTGAGTCAGTTGCAGGGATCGGTTAGAGATTCCACAATCGGGGTCAGAGATGACCTCGTGCGTTGGAATCTGAAGCGACGTGTTTCATCCGTCTGGGATGACACGCTCGAAAGTCAAC